GATTATCTACATAAGCAAGCACTTGTAGGCGTGCTCTGTCTTCTGCAATCTCAGCCAACTTCTTCTTAGCTGCAAGTTCAGCTTTCGCTAAACCCTTTTCGCTTGTAACGCCACGCTTATAGGAAGCAATAAACGCATCTTCAAATCCTGAAGACCTAAACTGCTTACGAATCTTAACCATCTCGGCAATAACCATAGGTTCGCGTGATAAGCGTGCGTTAGCATTACCTAGCCAGTCCCAACCCCACTCCATTAAAGATGCGGTATAGTTGCCTGAATCTGAAATAGAAACAAGTTGTGGCCCTACAATATAATCAGGTAGGTCTGCGTTAGATGTTGGTAGGTCATCTAGTCCTAAGTCTCCTGAAATGCGATATGCACCAGTCTCTGGGTCAAGAGTACGCACCTTGCTTAACAAGTCTTCGTTAAGAGTAACTCCGTCACGCTTTACAAACAGTTGCTTTGCTGCATCGTAGATACGCTTTGCGTGCTCTGCTTGGCTAATGCCACGCTCTTCAATACGAGCCTGAGACATAATCTCTGGATTAGCCTTCATCCAGTCCATAATCTTAATAAGAGCCTGTCGCTCACCCTCTGGAGTTGTAGCAAGATTCGCTATAGCAATGCCACCGAGTTTGTCATTAGCATAATAGCCAATACGCATAATCCAAGAGACAAGAGATGCCTCGTTAATTACATCTGGCTTGATTTCCTCAAAGCCTTTTTTGCCCTTAGCACGGCGGAATCCAGCACCCATATCGTACTTAAGTTCTGCAGTGCGAACTCTATTTTTACGTGTGTGTGCGATTGTCTTGCTGTATTGGTCAATCCCGGTAAACGCGTTGCGTCCACCTTCGACAACATCAGCTAAAGCGTTATCAAGATCACCGTACAAAATCTGTTGCGATAGAAGTTCGCGGTCTTCTTTTGTTAATTTGCCGATACCAGTACGCTTATAGAAGCGTGCCATCTTGCCCTCATTAAGAGCCTCTGCTGTTATCTGGCGAATTGTCTTGATATCACCAGCTGCTGCTTCAATACGCTTAGCATAGTTTTCTGCTTCAGCCTTATTAACAAAGCGCAGAACTCCACCTAGTGGGTTTGCTGCTTTTTTCTGAAATTCTGTTAATCCCTTTTCCATCTGGCGAGCAGTACGCAAGCGAGTAGAAAGGTTTCTTCCGCTTATCAATCCCCAAGGAGATTCACCAATAGCAAGGTGTACAAGCAAATCTTCTGTTGCGTTACGGAGTGCATAACGTGGACCAGCAAGGGTAAGGAATGACCAGTAACCTGTCATCTTATCTACCCACTCAGAGTGAGCAAATCCAAACATACGCTGGATAAGACCTGATCGTGCAGATAAGCGGTCAATATCTTTAACGCTAAGAGTAGTTACAAAGTTAGAGAAGTCAGATGGGATAAGACCGATTGACTCACCATCAGGTAGCATCGAAGGGTTGTACCCATCAGCATTGCGTGCTGCATAAACAGCGTTAGTTTTACCTAAAGCCCTCTGAGCAACTTCACGTGCTTCTTTGGTAGCGCTAGCGCCACGAATATCAAGAATGGTTCCTTGTAGGCCATAAAAGATTTCCTTCTTGCGACCCACTGGAGAATTATCAAATGCCTGTGCAATTAACTTAGACTCACGCTGTGGCAAAGTAAGACGTGCTAGTTGATAAATTTTAGTAGAGGCATCTTTGGCTGTAACGTCAAGTACATCTCCATCAAAGAATGGAATGTTTTCAAAGCGACGCTTAAACCCATCAATGCGCTTTTGAATCATTGCTGTTGAAAGACGAGCTACACCTTTAGACTTAGCATCTGCCTTAACGATATCAGAAATTACTTTCTGCCCGTTAATTAAAGTCTCGGCTACTCCGTCATCCGTAGCTGGAGCACCAAAGAAAAGGTTGTCTACAAACTTAGGGCCAATGCGGTCTAGGTTAAATATCTTGTTTGCACTTGTTGCAATGTTTACGCGAGTCTGGCGTGCTAAGTCTAGGCGTGGCATCAGAACACGCTTGCGACCTATAGAACCCTTAAAGATTTCTTCGGTTTGCTTTGCATTCTGAAAGAATGCCTTAGCTGTCAAAGCATCAGTAACTGGTACATCTGCCTTTAAGAATGAGTTAATTACAGCAGGACCGAACTCTGGGGCTAATCTCTTTAGGTTATTGGTAGCAGCAACTGCTTCTACTGTATTGCCAGATGATTTAGCCTTATTGAGTTTATCTAGTTCAGAGCCGTATGTATCCCAGAACTTTGCGACTTTTGGATTAGCAAATACTTGGTCAACTTTATTTGACCCGATAACAACGTCAAGAGCATACTTCTTGGCATCCAAAATACGCTTAATCTTGCCACCGATAAGAGTTGGGTCTGCGAGAATTCTGTACGCAGCATCAATAGTTCCAGATACTGGCTTATAGAAGAGGCCAGATCCTTCTAGTTGCTCTGGTAGTACAGCATTTGCGACCTTACGTCCTGGTGAGAACTTGGCTGCATTAACAGCATCTAGTACATCTTGAAAGCCTGAAGCATTAAGGTCATCTGTCTTGAAGCCTTTGTAAGCAATTCTTGCTACTTGCTTTTCTTCCTCAGTACCTTCAGCGATAATCTTATCAAGACCTTCGCCTGAAGCAATGCGAGTTGCTACATTTACCTGTGCATCGCCATACTTCTTGCGTGCTTTTTCAATTCTGTTTGGGTCAAAGACCTTATCGCCTTTGTCATTTGCCGCATCCCAAGCTGCCTTAAGACCAGATAATCCTTTATATTGGTTACCCTTTTGAGCATCTTCAAGAACGTTTGCCATCTCAACTGCACGATAAGCACGTGTGGTGAGGTCAGATAATTCTTGAAGACCTGAAAGTAACTTACCACCTGTGTAGTGCCAAGTAGTACCAAGCCAGCCACGAGACTCTGGTTCTTCGCCAACAACTCCCTTGAGAGCATTTTGCTGAGCTGGAGTCTTAGACTTAAATTCTTGTGTTGCTACGTTTGCTGGAAGATTGCTTAGTTCCCTATGAACACCAAGCGTTTTGTTAAGTGCTTCAATCTCAGCACGTTCAGCATCACTTAAACCGGCAGCAAATGCTGCTGCATTTAAGTTCTCAGACATTAGTCACCCCGTGCTAACGCTTGTTGGTATAAAATTCCAATTTCACCTGTAGTATCAAATGGCAGCATCTTTGCCAAGGTGTCTGATGTTTTAGTTGTCTGCTTTGCCATCATTAGACCTTCTGGTCCAACTCCACCACCCATTGCAATACCTGCAGTGATTGGTTCGTTAGGACGCTGTGATGGAGCAAATAATGGCACTACTTCTTCAGCTACCGCAGCCTCACGTACTACAGATGCTGGTGTTGGTCGAGTATCAGGTGTCTTAGCAAGTGGGGCACCGGCCTTGATAGCCGCTGTCTCTACACCTTCTCCGTATGATGTTGAACCCATATCAAGTCTGTCTGTACGAACAGCATACTTGCCTGGACCTGATGCACCCGCTAACGGATTCATTGGCGCTGTTGTCATCGGTCCTCCTCTAAAGTCTCTAAGTCTTGTGCCATCTTCTCCCACGCCTGCGACTCTTCGGTCTTGCGGTTGGAGTTATACACACTTAATTCTAAAATTGATTCAAAAAAGTTTGCTATTACACTTGATAAGTTATATGCAAGTTCTGCAAACAACACTAAAAAATCGGAACGGCGTACGGGACGACGTACTTTATTGTTGTCTTCCATCGTCCCATACACCTTCCACTAATTAAGCCTTCTTGCCTTTGCGAGCTGTTCCGGCATAACCGAAGTCAACTTTGCCGCCTTTTACTGATCCTGCCTTTGTATCAACCTTGATTGGTTGTACTGGAGCTGGAGCGTGTGATCCTTTGTTCATATTTGCACCTCCTTCGGTTACGCTGCGCCGGTAATACCGGCTAGTAGTGTCGCTATATCGGGTTTTTGACCAGTAGCAGGGGCCATACCAGCTTGTTCTTGTGGAGGTTGCGCTGAGGCAGGAGCGGGGGCCGCACCTGCTACTGGAAGTTCTGGTGCCATAGGTTCTGGCTGTGGTTCTGGCATAAATACCTTCTCCACGATTGATTCGAGTGCTAATCCTTTTTGACGACCCTTGATAACCTCTGCGATACGAGAGACAATCTGTGAAGGGTCTTGCCCTTGCGCTGCGAGAGCAGGTATCGCCTGTGCATACTGGGCCACAGAAACACGAAGAGCATCACGCATTTCTTCAATATCAACACGCTGTTCCTCCTGTGTGACGTTAAGGTCCATAGGAATCTCACGACGTACATAGTCGCGTGAAACTAACTTATCGGACCGCATCTGAAGAAGTGCAATGATTGCGCGAGATGGGTCCATACCAGACATAATTCCGTAACGGACTTCTACGCCATACTCACCCTTGATGTCACGACCAGGTGTGTACTTAAGGACATACGGTGTTCCATCCTCTGAACCCTTGATGGTCTTCTGTACTTTGCTAAATAACTTCTCGTCT